AGCCTGTGGCAATTCATCAATAAATAGAATAGTAGGCTTATCCGTAACAGGAAGGAAGAAAGGACGGGCGCGGTAATATGTATCAGTTTCTTTGTTAACAATAGGGAAGCCGCCGAGTTCTCCTGCATCAAATTGTGCAGGAACTAAGGTTACAAGGTCGTACCCAAGCTCTTTAGCTAGGTCCTCAACCATAGTAGTTTTACCTTCACCCGGCAAACTGTGTAGCATTGGAACAAGATACTTCGAATTAGAAGAACCAGCTTCAAGCGCTAGATTGTGCTGAACGAATGACTTAACGATTTCTTTAGTTTCTGATAATTTCATAGTTTCTTACCTTTTAAATTAAGAGTTATATGGGCCAGATTTGACTCCACAGACCGCCTCGAAAGAAGCGGTTTCGTCCTTGTCACAGGACTCATCAGTGTGGTTAACGGTCTAATTCTTCTTCTATAATTATAAATGTACAATCACCGTAGAAAGCGGTAGCCCTGCAAGCGTCTTCCTTAGCTTCTGCTTTACAACGACTAGAGTATATTCCTTCTAATTCGTTAATTTCATCTTTTGCGTGAAAACTTTCTAGAACATAAAGTATCATAATATTATCCTTCGATTCGATTAAAAAACCCCCGTCCGAAGACAGGGGCTGTGTGTATCACTTACGCTGTTTGACAGGTCTTACAAGAGAACGCCAACTTTCAAGGAAGCGTCCTTCTTTCTCTACACCTGTAAGTAGAAGAGCTTTAAAACCCTCGGGACCAATAATGCCTCTGGTGGGGTCAGATTGAATCACGAATGTTTCTCGTGGACTGTTGATTTTAGAAAACTTAAGCTTATATGTAAATGACTGATTCATAGTATTACTCTTTTATAGTTAATTAAATTTCGCAGATTCCTGCTGTACAGCTTAATTGCTGGTCTGCAGTTGTATTGTCTTCTTTCTCATAGTTAACTAACTTAGAGAAATCAGGGTTGACTGGCTTAGGCAAGTCAGTTGAAGTTTCATACGGGGTCATTTTGTAAGTACCTGAGTCATACGGCAGGAAGCTTAAGCCGCCTACAATCTCAAAGTTCTCAAAGACCCAATCACCTACGCCTCTCCACTCATCTTCATGGATGCTAACTGTAACACTTGGATTGTGGTCAGTGTAATGCACTTTGTAAGCTTTCCAAATCTCTAGAAATTCGATTGCAGACAAATCATCACGAGTAAGAGAATCTGGACGTTCAATTCCGAATTCAAACACATGAGCATTGGGGTTGTAAAAGTCTGTAGCACCTTGTACTCCTTCATCTATTAGTAAATGAGTTAATGGATCTTTCTTATCATTACGGACTCTACGAATATAAGACTTCGCGTGAGCAGGGTGGATACCACTTGACACCCCACATAGTTGACTAACTGTACCAGAAGGTTTAACAGTAGTAACTGCGGCTGAAGGGTTAACACCAAGAACTTTAGCATACTGAACGTTAGTAGAGTTAGCAAGGTTACGCAATTCAGTTAAGCGACCTTCCAGACCTTTACTTTTACCGTTAGTAAGTTTGTTATCCATAATACCTGTCATAGACACACCAAGCAATCTCTCCTCTTTAGTGTTGTCTACCCACTTCTGTCTTAAACCGTTTAGTTTGTCAAATGTAGATTGAATAGTACCAATAGTAGAAGCAATTTTAATCTTCTCTTTGAGTGTAGCCATAGTATCTTCAGGTCTTATTACCACTTCTGATAGGTTGCAAAACTGTCCGTCTCGTAGAAGGATTTCTCCACAAGGGTTCGTCCCCATCACGGAGGGGTCCCGTCCTATCTCTACGCACTTCGCCTTCGCACTCTTCAGATTGAAAATACCACGTTCGCCTGAGCCGCTGTCTTTGATTGCCTCCCATTCTTTTGTCCACTCCTCTTCAGTCGGTTTACCATAATAAACTGCACTGTTATTAGCTAGTGCGAACTCGCCGTTTTCAATCCACCACTCTCCTGCTTTAGCTTTAGCCATTTCATTATCAGAAAGGTCTGACAGGCTGATTAAAGCAGAACGTCTAACACCACCTACTACTACAACTTCAGCAATTTTACATACGATAGAATGAGCTTCTACTGTAGTAATCTGCCGACCTCTTGCTCCACCAATGATCTTAACAAGATGCTGGTGCAACTCCATCAGAGGTTTAGGGCCACTAGCGCGACCACCAAAGGTCTTCAAGCGAGCACCTTCAGGTCGAATAGCACTGTAGTCAAAGTATACTTCATAACCTAAACTAATAAGGTCACAAGCAACAGCTACACTGTCTCTCCAACCTTCTTTAGTGTCAGCTATCTTGTAGTGAACTTTCTTACCGTTAAATTGTAAAACTTTAGGAAGTTTGCTAATAGACTCATCTTTAACAGAGAAGCCTAAACCTGTGCCATGCATGAGAACATACAGGGCTTCAGGGAAGGCATCATAGCTGTCAATGTCCAAGAATGAACAATTATAAGCAGCAATGTGATTGTTGTCTAATGCAGGACCCGCCGCCATCATTACTCGCATAGAAGGCACAACGTCTCGGTTTAAGATAGCGTTTTCAATTTTTTCCCAAGGCACTTCTTCATTGTTATCTACTTGTTTCTTAAAAGCGTTTATAACTCGTGTTACTGTTTCAGGCCAGATCTCTCTGCGGCCTTCTTCTTCGCGCCAACGAGAGTATCTACTTAAGTAAATAAAGTTTTCGTAAGCTGTAAATGGGCGGTATGTCATTGTTAATCCTTGGAGTATTGTCTAATAGTAACACCTGCTTCTTGAAGCACAGCGATACCTTCGTGGGGTGATAGCCGGAATAGGTCTCTGTAAACTACAGTAGAAATTCCTGACTGAATAATTGAAAGAGCACAATGCACACAAGGAGACAACGTAGTGTACAGAACTGCTCCTTCAGAGGAGGAGTGTGAACGCGTTATCTTTGCGAGTGCATTGATTTCAGCGTGTATCACGGTAGGTAGGGTTCGACCCTCTTGATTCTTACATTCGTTATCGAAACCAGCGGGGGTTCCGTTATATCCATAACCTAGTATGCGGTCTCCTTTAGAGATTACGCATCCGACTTTAGTAGAAATATCATACGACTGTTGCGCTACGCGAGCAGCAATGTCCATCATGAAAGCTTCTTGTTTGTGGAATTTACTCATAGGGATTGCCTATATTGGTTAAAGAACCCCTACTCGGGAGTAGAGGCGTGTGGTTTCTTCTTTAGAAGGCGTCATTTTAGAACTGAAAAGATTTACTCATTTCAGCCTTTAACACCTCTGGCATTGTACGCCTTTTAAGCTCAATCTCAGCTTTAACCATCTCACGAATACGCTTGATAGTGGGCTTCTTAGGTTCAAATAGGGCAGCTTGTTGCACCACCTTTAAATCACCCGGAGTCATAAAGTCATAAAGACCAAGTTTGCTTTTCTTGAATTGTGGAAAGTACATTTGGAAACACTTCTCAGTCTGCTCTTCATTCATAAACTTAAACTCAGTCTTCAAGAATAATCTACGAAGTATAGCAGGATCTAATCCTTCCATGAAGTTAGAAGTACAGAAGAAGATACCGTTGAAGTCATCAAGCTCAGTAAGCAACTGATTTGTAAAGGTTTTCTGATGCTGACGATCAGCACTATGACGGCTTCCTGCCATAGAGTCAATCTCATCAATCAGCAAGATAGCCTTTTCTTCTTTAGCTTCTTCAAAGGCTTTGTGTAGATTCTTCTCGCCTTCACCTACGTACTTAGACTGCAGTTCACCATAGGTCTTCTTGATTACTTTCATACCTAGCTCTCTACCAATGTGATTAGCTAGCGCACTTTTACCTGTACCGGGAACACCGTAGAACAATCCAGTAATAGTCTTTGGACGATCTGCGACAGGCTTGTCCATTATTGCTTTCATTCTCTCTACTAAGTTCTCAGCAGAAGGCTCAATATTAACAATAGAAACATCATAAGGCTCCGAATATAATTCAGCGTGAACTTCATCAGGGACTAGTGAAACGACAATACCCTTACCGAATACCATCTCGGTTACAGGCTCAATTCCTTGTGTTGATGATAAGTCCTTGTTTGCACGTTCTCTTGTGGCTACAATCTTCTTAGCCATGTAGATTATTTCTTCTTTGTTAAATTCAACTGGATTCACTCTCAGTACAATACCGGGAATGTCTTCACCTTCCAAGGTTACCTTAATTTCCTCACCTAAAGCCCATTGCTTCTCCGTAGCTGCAGATGAACTCCCGGAGGTAAGGCTGTTAATAAATGAATCAAAAGCAAAGAAGCCCATTTCACTTTCAGGGTCAGCTGCAGCACTAGGCCTTTCAGAACTGGACAAGTATTCATAGAAGTGCCCCAGCTCTACACCAAACCACTGCATGATAGCATCACTGCGCATGTAGTAATCAAACGCACCTGCGTTCAAGAGTGCTTCAGCTACGCCCGAGGGTTCATAAGTGCCATAAGTGCGAGCTACGTGAGTTATACCGCCAGTAGGCTTTCGTAATAGTCCCGGTCGGAACACTAACAGGCTTTGAATGTAAGGTCCATTTAAGAAATCATTTACTACCTTTGATGCTTCTTTTACAGACATATTTGGCCCTTCTTTTATAAATTTAGCAGCTTCTTCTCGTTCAAGTAATCGCTCAGAGTAATCAAGCAAGAACGCGTGGAATTGTTGCAAGTCTTTTTGTAACCCTGTTTCTTTCCAGCTACCAAAGCCTTTAAGAGAATCACACAGGTCTAAACATTTTTCAGCGTCAAACAGATCTGGTTCATTTTCAAGCAAGTCGATGTCCCAAGGACTTATACACTGATTAGAATCATCGTGTATTTGAATTAACTTCTTGTAAATTCTACTAGTCCGTTTAGACTCCAAGTTAGTGTACCTAGCGATAATGATCATAGCTGTTACTAGGTTTTTAAAGCTGACTATGTTGTATTCTGACATATTATTTCCTTAGAGTTCTGGTTCTTTATTGAAAGTGCTTCCATCTACATAACCGAGACGACCTGTCTCTGCTTCATAGTAAGCTCCACCTGCATTACCTGTCTTACCTGTGTATCTTGACTTTAGAACACGAATCTTAATAGTGTTCTTTTCTCTTTCATCGTTACTTATCATGTTACGAGCAAATGCAATAATTTGAAATGAGACTTGCTTAATAGAGCCTGAACCCTTAATATCATCCATAGCGGGTAGTTTTCCTTCTTCAAATGCAGTTCCATTTCCACTTGTTTTTCTTAGGTGGGAAATAACACCTAACCATACATTGTGTTTCTTACAAATCTTTAAAAGGTCACTCATTACCTTGTCTACTGCACTGTTAACATCGCCTTCTACTTCAGAAGTGGCAATTGTTAAGTGATCGAGCCAAAGGTACTTACAACCCATAAGACACATAGTTTCCATCTTGTCCATTAAAGAACCATCAGATACAGAACCCTGATGATCCAACAAGATAATGCTACGGTCACCAAAGACAGCATCAAAAGCTTCTTTCTTATCGTCTTGAGATATATCTTCTTGCTCCGTTAAGTTAACTTTCATTGGCATACCGATAAACTTCTCTACAGTATCACCGGGACCTTCTTCTAATGAGATCATACCTATTTTATGTTCTGTAGTCTCTTTAAGATGCAAGACAATCTCTTTAACCATTGTACTTTTACCAGAACCTGTGCCAGATGTGAACAAGTCTAGTTCACCAAACCTCATACCCTTAGTTAATTCATTAACACCTTGCATACAAGGAGGGTAAGGGGTAGACTCTGTTGCTTCACGTTCTAAGAACTTATCCCACAGAACTTCACCTTGGAGAATACCAGAAGGTGACCACGGTTGAGCATCCCAGACTGCTTTAAGGATATCCATATAACCGTGTTTGATTAGTTCATCGTTAGCGTCTTTTTCTTTTAACTTAGCTATCTTTACCTTATCAATACCGACTATGGAACAGGCTTTGTCTAGTGCTTTCTTACCGGCTTCATCGTTGTCGAGCATCAATACTACTTCATCAAATTGTCTTACCCAGTCTCTCTGCTCCAGTAGGGCCTTTGTGCCGCTAGCTGAGGGTAGGGATACTACAGGGTAGATTTGACCATACTTCTTCATAGAGGCAGTAGCTACAGCCATCGCATCTAGTTCGCCTTCAGTGATAATTAATCGCTTACCACCATTGAACTTGGATTGACCGAAGAGACCTTCAATACCTTCAACTACACGAAAGTCTTTAGGTAATGTTCTGACTTTATAGCCTATAGTCTTATCAACACCATAAGGGTAATAGTGCTCGTTAATCTCACCATTAACATCCACACCTGCCTTTACTCCGAAGAATTCACATATGTCTTTAGGTATTTGTCTTTCTTTAAAACCTCTTGTCGAATAAGTGTTTATCTCATCAAGAGACACTTTCGAATAGCTAGGGGTGTTAGAAGATGCGACAGCTGTAAACCCTTCAGGGGTCTCATTAGGATTCTTGTGGATAGCATCACAGGACATACATTTCGCGGGGCCTGACTCATAGACGGCTACTGCATCACTTGAACCGCAAGCAACGCATTCACTATGGCCTAAAAAGTTAGACTTTTCTTGTTGCTTCTTCATTTGTTATCCTCTTGCTTTATTTAAAATTTTATAGGCTTTAGCTAGGCAAGTTACCATCTCCTTATGCTCAGTTTTAGACTCTTTAGGAACAAATCGAATAGCGGCCACCTGATTGTTGAACCACATACGTTCGCCCTCTAAGTCCCTCTCTGTCATTGTCTGCAAAACCATTTGTAGATAGGCCTCAGTATAGGATAGCCACGCTCTTGTCTCAAACACACCAAGAATGTGGTACTCGAATGTATCGCCACCTTTGATAGCAGCTTTCACATGCGAGCTGGATGACTTGTACAAGCGCCACAGGGCAGCACCCGTCTTCGTCATAGAGTTCCTTTTGAACGCCCAGAATTGTCTTTTACCTACATAAGCCATTCCAGTCTTCTTGTTTACCATCAAGTATATAAACCCGAATGAATCTGCAAGCTTCCTGTCTTTGCCTGTGTAGTTCCAGTGACCTAGCTCTTCCTTGAGCTTAGTATCTTTAGGTACATATTTAGCTTTCTTCTTCAATGTTGGTCGGGCCATCATCATCCTCCAACTTAAAGTGTCCATCACGGGTAGGTAAAATATGGATGAGCGTGCCTGTATGCATTATCTCTTCCTTCCACTTATCCCCTACTTTTTCATAATAGGCATTAATGACCGCTTGTTTCCTTTCACCAATAGCATGACCTTCTAAGATTTTTAAAGCTTTCTTAGGGCCAATGCCTCTGAGACCACGGATGTTATCTACACCGTCACCAGTGAGTATCTGTGTCCAGTAGTGAATGTCAGCTTCATCTTCATTCATATACACAAACTTGTTCTTATGAATTAAATAATGAGTGCCTTCAATGCACAACAAGTCTTTATCGATTGAAGCTACAGCAAAAGGTATGCCAGCATCACGAGCTTCTTTGGCCCATATATGGACTAAGTCGTCTGCTTCCATGCCATCTGAAGGTTCTGCTAATCCTTCCTCAATTAAATAATTACGCATATCCATGAAGTAAGGGTTGTTTGCTTTAGACTTATGACGATTAGGAGTATTCTTATAGTCAGGGAAGAAATCAACTCGAAAGTTATTAGAACCTTGGATAGCTATCTTGACTTCAGTAGCAAAGCACCGTTCTCTAATCTCTTCAATCATTTCTTCAAACCTATCTACAGCGTCCTCAAAGCAGTTCTTGTTCCAAGCAGAACGAAAAGCCACTACATCACCGTCAACAATTAACAGCATTACGAGAAGATCTTACTGAAGAAGTGCTTGATTCGTGTTACAACACCATCAAATGGATCTGGTGCTAATGCTTTTGCAAGTGCTTCATCTTTTACTGCAGTAGAGGTATCAATAGCTTGTTCACGGTCTTTAACTTGAATTTCAGTCTCTACAACGTTCTTAGCAACAAGTGTAGCCAAGTCTCGTTTATTCAGGTTCTTAATACCTTTCTCTTGGTACTTAGAAGCCATACGAATCAGTGCGGCACGGTTGTTATTTTTGATGAGTGATGCGATTTTAGTTTCAACGGTCATAATTAGTTTCCTTTCGATTTTGTAATTTAGTTAAGTTATAATTTGCTATTTCAGACAAAGAGAGACCGTAAGCACTAGAGATAGTAGATACATACCACAGTATATCACCTACTTCACTTACAACGGCTTCACGAGTGCTGTCTTTTCTGTCTGACCTTAAGTCTTTCATTCGTTCTGATGCTAGCTCCCCTACTTCGGAAGACAATCCGATAAACAGCGTGTCAAGGCTAGGGTGTGATGTAGCATACTCTTTGGCATCTAACTGATAACGATCTAAGTCATTAATCTTCATAAATTATTTCCTGTGTATCATAATCAGAAACATTGATAGACCTCTCACCTACATACTCTGGAGAGCCTGAATCGAGACCTCTTACAGCTATCC